TCTCAGTCGTGATCGGCATGTCTCCGATTTGATTCTCAAGAGTCAAAACTGCCTGAGAAAAACGAGGATCGTTTTTAGCAATTTCAAGAATTTGTTGCTTATCCATTTTTCACTCCAAATTTCATTCAGCTGTTTGACAAAACCGCTCAGCCCATTCGCGCCAGTCGTCAAAATCGTAAGGCAGAGGAAAATTTCTACCTAAAGTTGTATTGTTTAAAAACTGCATTGCCCAGTTTTGCCAATTCTCAACGTCATCTAATCTGCCAAACGCCCCGTAATTGTCTAAGTCAAGCGCAATCTGGTCAGCCCAGTCACGAAGCCCCATGCCCGTAGGCAAAGTAATACGTACGCTCATCCAAGCACCGTCTTATCGCCAGAATCAATGTGCCCAATAATCTGGCCCATTTGGTAATCACCGCCTACGGCGTTTGACTCAAAGCGCACACGCAACTCGCGGCGTTGTTCTTTAAGCATCACAATCTGCTGGTAAGGCTCTGAGGCTGTCTCAGGAAATGAGAACACGCTACTGGAGACTTCAGGCGCTCTAGCGTTAGCCCGTCCTGTGACCTGAACGGTCATAGGCCCGTTTTGAACAAAGTCAGGCTCAATTTCTGTGATCCGCAAATACTCGTTCTTGCCTTGTGGCAATGCGGACAAATCTGCTGTCTCAAAATACGATTGAATTGGCAATGTTGATTGACCCTCAATTGCGTCAACACCTTGCTCATGAATCCACACACGATAGCCACTTGTCGCAGGAATGCAGTCCGTTAACAGGGGCGCGGCAAAGCCATTGTTGTAGCCGCCGGAAGCTCGTCCAGACGCAGGCAGCTCTGTGTCGTACCAAGTATTCTCGCGCACGTTAAAAATAATGGCGTGGGTGCATTCAGTGGCGTCACCACGTGGATAACACCACCAGATCTCGCCAAAGTGCGGCACCTTGAATGCAAAAACTTTAGCGCGATGATTTGGGTTGACATTGTCAAAGAAGTAGTTCAAGTTCATTTGGTTAGGAACTTCACGCACCACGCCGTTGAACATTAAGAATCGGTCAACACCGCACCAGAAAAACACACCGTCGTAATCCACCACGCAGTCAGGCGACATGATCGATGTGTCTGTGGCAATTACGTCAAACTGAAATACAGTCAACCCACCAGCAAAAGTTGCACGAATCACAGCGTCATACGCCCAAAATATACCCGCAGGCGCTGACCCAGAGCCTGCACGCAGTGGCATACCCTTGATGATCTTTTGACCCCATACACGGGCTATGCCTGAGCCTGAGCCGCTTAGATCGGTGAAGTCACCAGCAACTGACCAACCCACAATTCCTGCCGTACCAAAATAAAACAGGTACGGGAACAGCATCACAATGCCGCCAGTAACATTTGCTCCGGCAGGCAGTGGAATCTCTACCAGTGGTGCAGTTCCAAGCACATCACCATAGAAAATCTGACCACCAGTGTCATTGCACACGCACTGCAAATTAGGAGCCACGTGCGCAATGATGGAGTTGTATGTGGTTGATGCGTCGTACGATGTCTGGAACATCCACTGGTTGTAAATAGAACTAGCTATGGTGTTTAAGCCACCAGCCATGTTTGTCACTGTGGTTGTGATTGTGGTGGTGTTAGCTACCACCACAAATCCGTTTGTAGCCTGACCAACAGTCGAAGCTGTGATGGTGATTACAGCGCCAACGGCTACCGCAGAGTAATTTGGTGTAGATGCAAAAGCTGTGATATTTGCCGCAACAGCAGTCGCAGTTGTGGGCAAGTCAGTCGCAAACGCAACAGCGCCTGATGTGATCGTCACACCGTTGACTGTGATGCTGTTAACCGATCCAGCCCCACCACCGGTCAAAGTTACAGTCCCTGTTGCCGCAACACCTGTTGGGGTGCGGTTGCTGATAACCGAGCTATTCTTTGTGCTATCAATCGTAAAACGCTCAACAGTTGATGCACCCGCCGAGTGGCAATACTGCAAACTTTGTTGAGTAAAACTATTAAAACCGCGAGAGATTTCTGTTAAGTACTTGTTGATGGAGCGATACCCCCCAACTTTTCTCGGCAGTCCGCGCTGAAACCTGACCCACTGTCCGTCAATGTAAAAGTCACCATCGTACCTAGTACCATCTCGCTTGATACCGGGCAGGGACTTCAGGACTATTGTGGATTCTGGCATCAATAAGTCCCGCCATTTACAACACCTGCTGGCGCAACACCCAAAACAGTCCAAGCTGCTTGTTGGTTAGCCGCTTCAAAAATAGGGATACCAACCGCAGTTCCACCAAGATTGATCAGTGCGCCGCCTGCTGTGGTAGCGCCTGTGCCGCCTTGAGCAACCGTAATTGGAAAACTTGAAGTTGCGCTATCTGCATCAACAACATCAGTGCCGTCGCAGTAATAAATGCCTCGTGAGCCTTGTGCAACTGCAACACCAGTTCCAGCAGAAGTCCTAACGGTGAGTGTGTAAGCGCCAGTTGTCGCGTTATCAACCCAATACTGCTGGACAGTGGCGGGGACAATCACAACCCTAGTGCCCGTTAGCGCACCTGTAAATTTGTAAACAATACGATTCAGTTCTGATCCGGTTAGCGTGTAGGTTCCAGTTCCCGCAACGCTGATCACTGTGTAGTCAAACACAAAGACAGAAGCCTGACCAAACCCTAGTGTGTAGAAGTTTGTGCCATCACTGATGATCACCGACGACTCAGTTGGCTGGTAGGCTTTTGTCGCCAAACCATCAATTGTGTTGACGCCAGAAGGTGTCAGCGTGACTTGACCGCCACCCGAGTTGCGCAAGTACATGAACCAGTTGTTGCCCACTGTAGCTGCGCTAGGCAGTGTCAAGGTGCCTGACCCTGATCCGGTCCACAAGTACATTTTGGCGCGGTCTGAATCGCCTGCAATGTAGTTTGAATGAAGGTTGGTGATCGGCACAGACTGAGACAACAGCGTGCCCACAGCCACAATGCCAGTGCCTGCCAAAGCAGATGCATTAGCAGTAGATACCGTGGCTCCAAATTGAAGCGATTCCCACAAACCATTTGTGGTGGTGTTGTCTGTCAAATAGACTTGCCAAACCGTTCCAGCGGCAATTGAAACAACTTGCGTGCCGCCAGCGTTCTTAACTACAAAAGTTTGAGCGCCTTGGTTGTTGAACAGTATGGTGTTGCCAACGCCACTTTTTTGCGCGTCTGGCAAAAAGATTGACCGCCCTGCGGTAGTGGCCGTTACATCAATGATGCGGGTCGCAAGATTGGTGCTGGTGCTAGTTTCCTCGGGCCAACTCAGCGTCACATCCGTAGTAGTCAGCGTGATAGCGCTATAGCTAATCTCGCTCGGGTAAATGTTTGCGCCACCAAAGACGTCTGTGTAGATAGGCATTACGCTTCACTCCTATTTGCTGAGCGGTCCATGATGCGCTTGAGGTCTTCGCCATTGAGAGCCTGCGCCGCACGGTCATACATCATCTGCCACGTCTGGATACGCTCGTCTTTCTTAAGAAACGGGGTAGCCTCAAGCAAGGTTGCATACAGCAACACATCAGGGGCGTATTCAGTGAGATAGTTGGTTTGTAAGTCATCGCCCAAAAGGGCGGGTTGTTCGTAGTACAAAATCTCAAGAGTTTGTACCGTAGAAGGTGTTGGGGTGATCAACCAGTTCTGGTAGTCGTAGTCAGCATAAAACTGAGGCGCGGCAGTCTGGGCCTCGTTCGGCCAATAGCTGCGGCAATACTCGTAGGCCCGAGCAAAGATAGGCGATCCGTTGACAGTCATGCTGATTGTGTCGCGCCAGCGGTCAGGCTTCAGGTAGACAGCCACGCCAACGGATAAAGGGGTACTCACCGCTCGGATGAACCCCTGAATTTTAAGCTCTCGCGCAATCCTGCGCTCGCCCAATGTGATCAACCTAGGCAGTTGGTCGTAGACGATCTGGTCGCTATCTTGCGTGAAACCACGCTCAAGGTAGCGCCGCACGTCTACCAGCAAGCTGTCGTACGTCATGCTATAGCTCATATACACTCCATGGGTATTAGCCGCTGATTCAGCATGCGCCGTTTATATGATTATAGCCTTGAAACAAAGTTCAAGGCAACTTGTTACGCATGGAGTCCAGACAGGTACATCGTTTTCCCGCCCTCTTTTACTGCGGTCAAATCTTGCTTTTTTAGGTTTTCGGGGTCATAAGACACATGCACCCAGCCCGAGTCCGGCACGCCCCGAGTATAAAACTCAAGAATCAGTTGCGTATAGGTCAGATTTTCTCTAATCCACTCGGCCAGTTCGTGGTTTGGAACGCTTGGGATCTCAATGTCAGCGGCTCGGCCAAGGCAATGGTCGGACGTGCGAGAGCCGCCTACCTTGGCATTGACGTCAGAGCTTCGGTATCCAGAGTTCACTTTCACGCCTTTGCCAAAATGCTCGCGCACCGGCTGTAGCACCTTTTCGGCTAGCACCTGAAGGTTGGCAATCGTTGCTGCATTCGGCGTGTTGTCCATATCATGACGCAAAGCGGTTTCGCTTTTGGTCATTTCGGACAGCGAGAAGTGTTCGGTGAGGTTCATTTGACTGGCCCCGCCTTAGAAAGCAAATCGGTCTTGGCTTGTGAGCCAGCAGAGGAGCCAAAATAATACGCAATGATGCCCGTCCAAGCGGTAGACAAACTGCCCAGCATCATCAAAATAGTGGGGTTGTTGCCATCCACTTTGCCAAACAGCATCATCCCTAAGATGCCAAAAAACCCAACAGTGATGATTGCAGCCAGTGCCGGGGGGACAATTGAGCGTGTTGCAGCTTGCATGTCACGCGCAGACTTGCGGTCTTCAACTTCCAACTTTGCAAAGTTTAGGCCAAGCTCCTGCGCTTGTTTTTGAAGTTCAATTTCAGCAATCTTGACCTGAGCAATTTGCTCTGCTGAAAGTTTGTTGCTGGAGATTAAATCGCCAACCTTCTCAGGATCCACCCCTATGGCTTTTGAGATGGCAGATACGGCCATCCCAGCTAAGGGACCCCCTAGCGCCGTGGCGATTGTCGGCGCGATTTGTTTTAACCAGTCCATTACTGTTTACTCCTTGAAAGCATTGTTGCTGCAATTTGAAGCATGGCGCGGGTGCTGTCCATGTCTTCAGGCTGGGTCGCCCAT